CGGAGCCAAAGCCGATACGCCAAGCGTTCACGTCCCAATACGCCTTGCTACGGAAGCCCTCCTCCTTGGCGATCAGTCGGGCGGCTTGGTCGACCGAACTCGCCCCCGCCCCACCGGCCCCGCTGGCTGCATCGAAGGCGCCGGAAATGCGCTCCGCCGCCGCCGCCGCCGAGGCAATACCCTTGTTAAGCAAGTCCAGGCCTTCGGACCACTTGCCGTCTTTCAGCTTTTGCAGCGCCTCCAGCAAGAGCGTTACATCCTGCAAGAACAGCGTGGTCGCATCACCCGCGACAGTGAGGGTGCCGGACAAGAGAGACACTCCCTCTGCCGCAGCCCCTTTCATTGCCGCCCCGGCCCGGCCCCAGGCGCGTCCGAGCTCATCAACCTGTTCGAATGTTTCCTTACTGATGAGCCCCTGCTCGCGCAGCTCGTCGTTCATTTTGACGATCTGCGAGATAATCCGCACGACTGCTGTGGCGCCAAAGCCGCTAGCAAAGCTGCGGCCAAAAACCCCTGCCAATGAGGCGGCGCGCTTACCGACTCCGGCGAACGACGCATCGAGCTTCTTGACGCTGTTGGTCATCTGGTCGGTCGAGCTCTTGGTCACTTTCTCCAGCCGCTTGAGCGCATTCTCAAACTGCTTGGTATTGGCCTCGACCACAGCAATCAGCTTTGCGTCATCAGCCATTGCCGAACCCTTTCGCCTTGATCGCCTTGCGCAGCGCCCGAGTCGATCGACCTTTCGCCGTCTTCTTGCCTGCCCGATACGCCGGCCAGAAAAACGGCTCTTTAGACACGTTCTTGGTGGCGCCGGATTTATTCGGCCTAGTGGCGTGCCCAAACTCAACACCCAGCGCGTAGTCGTATGTCGCCTTGACTCCCTTGCGCACCGGCTTTGTCGTGAGCGGCCCGCCCGCCTCGACCACCCACGCGCCAGGCCGGCGGCCCGGATAATAGCGAATGGAATTGTGTAAGTTGCCCGTGCCACCCGGCTTGAGAGCGAGCCGCTGCGCCATTGCCACCATTACCGCCGCCGAGTTCTGATTGGCTGCGGCGAGCTCTTTCTCAGCCTCGGGCACGACAGACAGCAGTTGCTTCATAAAGCGGTCGCGATTCACAAACCGCATCGAGACGCTGGCCATCAGCCTGCCCCTACATAGGCATCGATGATGACCTCTATGGCGAGCGCCTGGAACGGCGCCAGCGGCTTGCCGAGCATCTCTTCCTCGACCAGCAGGGCTGCTCTGTAAAACGCCAATGGGTCGTCTGCCCCGGCAAGCGCGTGGGCCAGAATGTGACGGACGTGTCCATCACCGAGTAGCCCGCGCTTGCCGAGTTCCCATAGCGCCGCCAGGTTGCCGAAGCGCTCCGTCTCGAAACAGCCCGTTGCAACGACCGGCCAATTGCGGGGATAGCACAGCGCGAACTCGCGTTCCTCGCCGGCGAACTCACGCCGCAGCATGCAGCAGGCCCCTCAACCGATCGACTTCGTCGTCGCTCAACGAGTCGTCGACCTTGCCGCCGTTGGCGCGGAAGTAGCCGACAATGCAGGCGTGCGCCTGCCACAGGCTCATGTCGCGGAAGTCGATACCCATTGCTCCGCCCCATCCGTAAAGCTGCCCGAACCTGATCTTTGCTCGGGGGAGATCTGGGTCGGCGGCCTCATCTCCCCCCCGGATTTTTTTAGCTGTTCGTCCGGAGCACCAACGATGGCCGCGCGCAGCACGGTCAGCGCCGGCAGCACAAGGTCGGCAAGAGGGTATTGCCTAGCGAACCGCTCGGCGGCTTTCTCGTCCATGCCACCGCCGACCAGTCCCCGCCGCAGCGTCTCGGTGATCCAGAAGTCTTTCGCCATCCCGCCCGCAATGACCGCCTCGATCCACTGCGGCCCGGCATCACATCGCTCCTGCAACAATTCTAGCTGCCGATTGGTCAGGCAGAAGCTGCGCTCCTCACCGCCGAATTCGAACCGCACCGTTGCCGATCGGCTCATGCGGCTTCCTTGGCTTTCTTGCCGCTCTTGGCCGGCTGCGCTGCTGCCTCTGCGCGGCGTGCCCTATTGGCTGCACGTTGCGCCTCGAAAGCCGCTGCGTCGTCGGCGCTATCCATGAACGATGCACCCGCCAGCACTACCGCCGGCGGCGTTCTGGCCAGCGCACCGGTGCCGGCGATGGCGACGTTGTACATGAGGAACTCGCGCACGCTGGCAGTGCGGTTGAAGCTCTGCAAGTGTGCCCCGCCGGAGTAGACGATTGTGCCGCTACTCTTGGTGATCGTGACCTTCACATTCTTGAACGCCGTTTGCAGGAACCACTCATCCCAAGTGTCGATCGAGCCCTCATCGAGCATCCCCTCGCCGGTAATGTCCCAAGTGATGCTGAGCGGATCGCGGTGAATCCAGCCGGGCTTCGCCTCGTCCGAGCAGTCCGGCACGATGATTTCGTTGAGGTTCTTGGTGAAGTTCAACGCCCGCGCGGCGAACGCGCAGGGCGCGGTGAACACCTCGGTCGGCGTTGCGCCGTCTCCAAGCGTCAGAACGAAGTCTTCAAAGCCGATCGGTTTCACTGCTGTCATTGATCTGCCCTCATAGTTGATAGATCAGCGCCCGGAACATCATTGCTCCATGCGCCGTCTTGCCGTCCGGATCGCGCAGATAAAGCGTCTCGTCGTGCCGGATTTGAGTGAGCCGGTGATTTTCGAGCGTCATGTGCGCGGCGTGCAGCGCCTGGCGCAGGGTGCCGGCAATGCTTTGCATTTGCGGCCGCGCCGCTACAAAGCCGGCACCGTTGCCGGAACCCCGCGCCCAGACATCGACGACCAGCGAGACTTCGTAGGCGATCATGCAGTTGTCGGCGTCCTGCTGGGTTGCCGTGGCCTGCCCGATCGAGACGTAGGGGAATTCCGCCGTAGGCTCGACATCGTCATAGACGCGCCCGGCAATCAGCCCGTTCAACGCCGGATCGGCCCGTAGCAGCGGCACGACCGCCGCCTGTAAGTCGAGTGCCGGATCAGAGCTCACGCGGCGATCCCCGATACCGCCTTGATGGTGAGGCGGGCGTTTTTTTGATCCAGATCAACGGGCGGCGACGCAAGCGCGTAGATTGTCCCCTCGTTGACATCTACGGCGCGCCAATCGACCGAGATCGTCTTCGTCTCGCTGTCCCGATAAACCGTGATGTCGACCGGCTGTTCGCCGGCCAACCGCGCCGCATTGACCGTCTCGATGCCCAATGACGGCCTGATCTCGGCCCAGCGGCAGAACCGCTCGACGAAGTCGGCCTGCCGGTTGCCCATCAGGTCGTCGCGGATTTCGCGTGCCTCGAAGCGAAGCCGGTGCTTCATCCGGCCGGCGCTCATCGGCGGCCCCACCGCTTCGGCATCGGCCAGAGCACTTCGCCGGGGGCATCGACGAGCTCGCCTGCGCCGGCCGCGATAACGGCCCTCACGGCCGTCTCGGGCACGCGCCCGACCACATGTCCTGCCTTGAGCGCCAGCAGCCACTTGCGCGTCGGCGCATAGTCGAAGTCGGCTAGCATGCGGATCGTTTTCATGATGCAGCCTTCAGAGCATCATGGCCCGCCCTGGTAAGGCTAACAGCCTCAAGCGGGAGATAGAGCGCGTAGCCCTGTTGCAGGGCCCACAGGACATCGTCCGATATGTCCTCGCCATGATAGCGGAATGTCGTGCCGTCGCCGTAGACCGCCATCTCCCGGATATAGCCGAGCGCTGCCAGCTGTTCCGGGGTCATTGGCTAACCTCCAGCACGCCCCAGATCTCCCCACCGAGCCGGTTGCGCATAAGGAAGCCGAGGGTGCCCTCAGCGTCACGGGCGATGTTCAGCTTCCCATCGGGGTCAGACACGCCGATGGCATCCGGATCCTGTACCGTGACGTTCTCCAGCGGAGAGATCTCCCGCTTGATAGTGTGCGTGCCCGTATCGACGATCATGTCGGCGAACCAATTGAAGATCGTTGGCGCGGAGGGATACACTAGAACCCGATAGAGGTTTCCCGGATTGACACCGGACTTCGCGCCGGCAAAGGGAAAGATTAGCGTCTGGTCGTCGTCGAGGCGGAAGCGAAAGCGATGGAAGCCCATCCGCATCCAACTGTTATGGGCTATTACGACGACACGGGACTCGCCGAAGGATCCTACTCCACGATAGTCCGGGACAACGTTCTGCACAGTGAAGTTGCGGAGGAGGCAAACCTCTGGCGTCGTGGCGAGATCCTCGCTGTCACCGGATTTGAAGAGATAGCTATTCCCGCCACCTCGCACGGTGCGGAAAGTGATCCCATCGATCACCCAGCCTTCCACCTCTAGCCCTAGCTCGCCACCGCTCTCGAACATAATGCCGACATTCAACATACCGTTGACCATGATGTTGCGAATGTCGGCTGTGCCTTGATAGCTGAAACCGCTACGCGCGAACTGCCAGATCTGGGCGAGGATTAGGCAGGGAGTTTCATATCCATCGTAATGAATGCCGCCCTCGTCATCGAGGAAGTCCTGATCGCCGATGCCGTCCCTAACGTAAATGTTCTGGACGCTCCGGCCATAGCCAGCACCGAACAGCAGCACCTGCTGGATAGCACCCTCGAACGTGACGTTGCGAACCGTCTCACCGCCGCCCCGGAAGATGATCCCCGTCTTCACGTTGCGGATGATGCCGTTCTCCCACGTCCAGTCTAACGCCCCTCCATGATCACCCGAACCATAATTGGCCTCACCCTCAGCATCCCACTCGTCTCCAACCTCGGTCTTCCATCCGCCAGTCACCTGGAAGTTGGTAATCTTCGCCCCGATGTCCTGGACCTGACCGCCACCGTCTAAGAAGCGGCGGCTATTATGCGAATAATAACCATCAATCGAGGCATTGCGATTGCTGTGGACGATAATAGTGTAGCCGAGACCTCCGGTGTTGCTGCGGTCGTTACGCGAAAACCTAATCTCCGGTTCGAAGCAGTCGCCAACGGCGGCGCCCCATGACTGGCAATTGATCGCGCCGAAGTCCTGAATTTTGAGCTGGTCCACATACTTGATGCTCAGCCCGCGCTGTGTGAAGCCAAGGTCTTCCGTAGCGTCGATGCTGAAGCCCCACAGCGTTAGGTAGATGGGCGCGATGACGAGGATGTACGTCTCGGCAGATAGCGAGACGGATGAGCCCACTGCGGGCAGGGGTGAGTACGGCAGCGGATCCCAGGTGCCGCCATAAGGGAAGCTCAGCGTCTTTGTCGCGGCGTCATACCACTGGAGGTTACGCTCGACGCCGCCCGTCGTCGTGACCAGCAGCCCATGCATATGGTCGAGGAGATCTGCCGGCGGCGCAGCCGTAAGCGTCACAGTGCATTTGCCGCTGCCCGGATGCAGCGGGTCAGGAACATTGCTCGACGCAGCGACCGTCGTCGTATGTAGCGTGCCAATGCGATAACGGTGCCGGAGCTTCTCATCCAGCTCGATGATGTTGCCCGGCTGGATCGACCGGACTCGGTTTGTCTCGCTGTAATAATTAGAGAACCGATGCTCGCAGACCGGCAGCCGCTTGGACAGGATCTGCACGAGGTAGCCCGGCAGGATGCCCGCCGTGCTCTCCACCTTCATCGTCCAGCCCGGCCCGGTATCCTCGGCGAGCAGCGTCTTCGGAAATTTATCGACGTTATTGTAACCGGCATTCTCGTTGAAATGCACCGGGGTCGTGCCGTCGACAGTCGCCCCGCTGATGCCGCCCCAGGGGTTAACGTGAGCCCCGGCACCGATGACAATCTTGGTGCCGATAAAGCTGTAGATGCTCAGCTGGCTGAATGGAGCGAGGCCCTCCATCAGGAACTGCTTTTTCGATCTGATCCGGTATCGGTCGAGGATCAGCGGCTTGTTCTGGCTGATCGCCTTTTGGCAGGCGGCGACCAGCTGGTCCGTCATGTCGGTGGTGCCGTCGTCTTCGATGATCCCTTCGGTCGAGGCGAACAGGAAGCCCGTCGACGAGCCGGTCGGCCCGATGGGGCCAGGCGGGCCGATCAGGTGGACTTCGACGACGGCCGGATCGTCGAACATCATGCGATCCCGAAGAGGTCTTTGGCGGCTTCTACGACATCGCTGAACGCGGTGAGCGCCTGACTGTTGGCATGCACCGCCTGCGGCAAGATGATCATACGGGCGATGCGACCGACCCAGCCGGTGTCGACGCCGAACTGGTTCCAGCCGACGGCCCAGCGCGTGGTCGGCCCGACCCGTGGCCCCTGCGTATGGTTCGTCTTGCTGCCACGCGCATTCAGCCCATCGTTTAGATAAATCCTACTGCTGCGCGAACCCGAAGCCGGGGTGCCGTCATAGGACACGGCAAGGACACACGGCGTATCACCTGCCATGCCTGCCGCCGTCATTACCGCCTGCGCCACGTTCAGCGCGTTGCCGCCCGTATTGACCTCCGGCGAGTGCGAAAACACGTCGGCGCTCAGCGCATATTGGATGGCAATTTCGCCACCATAGGGCAGACTGGTCCCCGGATCGATTTCCGGGCTGTAGGTCGCCGCCAGGAACGATGCGACATTGCCGGCGAGCCGCGCCGCCTGGATGTCGCAGATGGCGATGACCGTATAGCTGGAGGTCGGCGTGCCGAGCGGCCCCACCATGTCGCAATCGTCGTCGGTGAAATTGAAGACCGGATAACCGTTGTACGCCGGGTCGCTCGCGACTACGGCCATGTCGTCGCTCGTCCACTGGAACTGCTTGCGCCGATCGCCGCCGCGCGAGTTGAAAACCTTCACGCCGATGGCGCTGCGCGCGTCGAGGTAATGGACGAGGCCGGTCAGCGCTGCCAGGCGCGACACATAACGGTCGAGCGGATCGATGGTGATGGTCGGCCCCAGACCTCGCCCGGAGAAGTCGAGATCGTCGACCGTATTGAGCAGGCTGAAGGTTGTCATGTGACGCCGATCAATTGGTGGCAGACGTAGTTGTGCAGCTTGCCGCCGTTGAGGCTGGTGTTGATAGCGATGTCCGGACTGGAGTCGCGGAAGCAGGCACGAGCGCCAGTCGTCGGCCCGCCGTGTGCGCCGCTGGTGCCGTAGTAGGCGATGCCAAGCTTCTGCGCCGTGCCGCTCGGCGTGCCGGATAGCGTCACCCGGATCTTATCGGTGTTGACGCCCTCGTCGAGCACGTCAACCGCAGTCACCGTGACTGCGGTGCCGCCCGTCTGCTCGAACGTAATTCCATAATTGCCGGGATCGGAAACCCAGCTTGTGTCGCGGACGAGCGGCTTGACCGGCACATTGCAGGTTGCCGTGATGACACTGCCCGCCCGCACCGCCGTCTTGACGTAGCAGGCGAACGGATTGGCGACGATGCCGTCCCAGACATAGCCGTTGTAGAGCGCTTTCCACACCCGCCCGCGCAGCGCGCCCGCGTGGTTCTGGCTCTGCCATGTGATGTGAACGCCGTCCGCTTCGGTTGGGTAGATGTATTTCGGCCCGACGCAGTAGATGGCACCGGGGTTGGCGAGCATGGCCTGAAGCTGATCCTGCACGATCGGCCTGGACGTGCCGCCGCCGACGTTCTGGTTCGATGTCTGCTGGTAGACGATGGGGATGCGCGCCAGCCCGAAGATCGGCGCCATGTCCTCCAGCAAGTCGGTGCTGAAATCTTCCAGCAGCGCCCGATACTCGCCGGCCAGGGCATTGATGTTGCCCTCGTGCCCGTCGTAATCGACCCCAGCAAACGGAACCGTGATGCCGTGCGTCAGCGCGAGGAAGTACATCCGCCAAGCATTGTCGATGCGGTTCTGATAGGCGGCGTTGCCCTTGTTAACGAAGTTGATGGCCTCGCCGCCAATCGAGTCGTCGACGACGAAGACGCCTGCGTTGCTTGCTATGCCGCCGGCCCGGCACATCTGCTGGCCGATGGACGACATCGGCCCCTCGCCGACGTTCGCCCACAGGGCCTCGTGCGCGTCGACGATGTTGATGCGATGCCCATCCGGCACGAGCTTGGCCACATCCTGCGACCCGTTGGCATCGCCGTGGATCTTGATGCCCATGTTGAACATGCCGACGCGGCCAGGATTGGCCGGCGTGGAAATGACGATACCGGGCGATGTGCCGAGGTGGTTCGACTGCCCGCCGCCAAACAGCGCGGCAATTTCGGTGATGGTAGCGTCGTAGCTGACCGTACCGTCGAAATAGAGCCGGCGCGAAACCGCCGCGCCGCCGACGTTGGCGAAGCCCAGCACATCGAGCGCGATGCCGTTACGCTCGGCCGCGACAAAGGTCGTCGCGGCATCGTGCGTGAGCTGCCGCTCGCCGAGCCGTTCGCACCAGAGCCAGACCTGGCCGCTCTTGATGTAAGCCTGCCAGTTGTCTTCCGGCTGAGCGCCGATATAGCCGACGCCGCGATCCGTCACACCGAGCAGCAGCAAGCCTGCATCGGCACCACCGTCGCCCGAGCGAATGCCCCAGCGGAAATTCTCGTCGAGCATCTCGTCGGGCGAGACGCGGTTTGCCGTGCCGTAGAAGTCGCCTTTGAAATGTCCCCAGGTGTAGGCGTAGACATCCGTGCCGTGGACGACGTTGCCACCAATGTCGGCGTCAGCCAGATAGACCGTGGCCCAGAACGGATCGCCGATGAACAGGCGCCCGCGCAGTTCGACCTCGCCGCGATCCGCTTTCGCCTCGACCACGCTGGCGTCGGATAGCGAGGTCAGCGTCAGGTCGTTGGCAATGGTGCTGTTGACGCGCTTGTAATTGGTGATGAACCTCCCGCTGCCGGGCACTTCCGCGACGGTGTAAATCTGCCCGTCCGCGGCGTTGGCATGCCCCGTCGGCTTATCCGGCTCGAAGCGCAGTCCCGCCGCAAGCCCAGCGTCAGCGGCGTAACCTTCGGCGGTATCGGCTGCGGATTGCGCCGTGCTGGCATCCTGTGCCGTCCGAGCGGCAGCATCCTCGGCGGCTTCAGCGGCCGCAATTGTTTCGTCGTGAAGAGCTTGGAGCTCTGGCGTGATGTCGCCGTCGACGCCCTGGTGGCCCGGCGGCCCCATGACGTTAACCTCGACGACCGCGGGGATGCGATCAGGCATCGGGATTCATGCCACCATAGCCGCTGAACATGCCGACGCCCCAATTACGCTGATCGCCATCCTTGCGGCGCTCGATCTCCCAAGTGGTAAGCGCTCCCACCGGGATCTGCCGGGTGATGCTCGGGGCCAAGCGCAGCACGAGCCAGTCGGCTACATAGGCCGGCTTGCCGACCGGCGTGATTGTTGCATCCTCCTCGACATAGAGAACGGCCGGATCGGCTGTCGTCGTGAATTCCAGGGCAAGCGCCGGATATTTAGCCGCCATCCGGAAAACGAATTCCGTCCCGGCAAGGTCAACCGGCACATCGGCTTCGTCCTTGAAGACGAAGCCGTATGCGGCATCGCTACCGATTGGCAGGCCAATGACGGTGGGGGAGCAGGTCACGGCCGGGCGCCCTTGTAGGGATGACCGGCCGGCAGCAAGCTGGTCAGCGCACTGTCCCATGCCAGCCAGCCTTCAAGCTGCTGACGTTGCAATGTGGTGAGCGTCGTCGTCACGAAGACATGCCGCACGACAACGTTGGCAAACGCCGTAAGTGAGCTGCTGGCGCCGATGACGAATCGGGTCGTAGACGTATTCAGTGCGGCAATCACGGCCGAGGCCGGTGTCGTGGCGGCGCCATTGGCGCGAGCGGTCATCGACGTGCCGGACCATGCTCCTCCAACGATGGCCGGGCTGCTGAAATCGATCAGCGTATCGGTGATTGTCGTGGCGGCTTCGCTGACGATGATGCGGTTGAGGGTCGCGACGGCCCGCCCGAGGATCCTCGCCGCGGACGGATTGTTGATGCCGTAGGCCACCGCATGCTTGATGCCGGCTGTCCCCACCGGCATCAACTGGGTGAGCAAGGCCCACAATTCGCCAGCCGTCGCGCCGGTCGGCAGCGTCGTCAGCGTAGTCGACGACAGCGCATTAGCCGTCCCGTTGAAGGTCAAGCCGGCATAGCTGGTGTTGAAGCTTGTCGCGCTCCAGGTCGGCCGCGCCGTTGTTGCCCCGGCGATTGCCATCGACCCGACCTTGTCGGTCCACGACGAGATCAGCCCGGCGCCGTCGTCGGTCATGCGGGCGGTGCCGTGATCGTCGGCGTTCCACCAAGCTTTCAACGCGGCGCCCAGGTCGAGCGGTGTCCATGGTGGCACGACGGCCGCCCCGGACCTCAAAGCCGGGGCGTTCATGGCGAAGGCCATGCGGGCGCGCATGACACTCATGCTTTGGGATTCCACCAGGGTGCAAACATAAAATCCCGCCACCCCGGCAGCATGGCGAGGCCGGACGCATCCACGACCGACCGGTATTCGTAGTGCTGTGTCAGCAGTTCGAAGAGATGGCCGCGCAGCTCCGCCGGCATGAGCGCCGGATCGGCGTAACCGGTGTCGATTGTCGCGACCATGCCGGATTGCCAGCCGCCGGTAAGCCTCCAGCGGATAGCACCGGACGAATAGTCCGTGACGAGCTCGAACTCGTCCGAGATATCGAATGCACCCGCTGTGACAGCGATCGTATTGATTGGCGTAATCGGCACGCGGGCACTGCCGCTCACCGCATCAAATTCCGCCGACGCCGGTGACCACATCCATTGCCCCGGATTGATCCGGACGCCATCGGCCATCGCCTCCCACTCGCCAATCACGCGGGCGAGCAGATCGGCGATGTATCCATCCTCGAAATCGGCATCGACGCGCAGATGCATCTTAGCGTCGGCGAGCAGCAGCATCGGCAGGAGTTGCCTATCGACGGTGACCGGGGCGAGGCTCATAAGCCGGCCTCCTCACGGAAGCGATCGAACAGGGGCAACAGGTTGATGCTCGCCCGCTTGCCATCGGTGAGTTGCAGGTTGATCACCCAATCTGCAACTGTGGCCTCGGCGATGCCGATGCCGGGCTCGCCGCGCGGCCCCCGCGGGCCGGATTCGCCTTGCCTACCGACCTTGGCCGAGATCATCCAACCGTCGCCCGGCAACGGGCCGGGATCGTCCCATCGGGCAACCCATTCGCTGTTGTTGAATGCAACACGGTCGAGGCCGCGATACGATGCGGCAGGATCAAACAGGCCGCGCGCCTCGCCCGCATAGGCAATCTGGCCAGGAGGCCCTACAGCGCCCTCGGGGCCGGGAGGCCCCATTGGTCCAGCCGGCCCCTCAAAGCCTTCCCCTGGGCTTCCCTGTGGCCCGGCGGGGCCTTCCGGTCCGGGCGGCCCGGCGGCACCATCCTTGATGGTCGCCATTACATCACGCGCGTCGGCGATCATGGCGCGTAGCGCGAGCCGATCGCAGGCAACCTCGCCATCGGCTTTGGCGAGCACGGTCGCGAGCTCAGCGCGCACGATGCGCATCTCGTCTTCAAGCGTCTGCGCGATGGCGCGCGCGATGGCGCTAAGCAGCTCGTCGGAAATCGACATGCTTGCGAACCCGAAGGATGAGTTTTTCGGTAAGGCCTACAGTCTCAGCGATCTTATCCTCGTTGCTGGCTACCGGTTCGGCAGGAGGCGGCGCGGGCGGGGCCTTGGGAGCGGGCGTTGCGGGCGGCGGCTTCGACCATGCCGAGAGGGGTACGACCTGTTGCTGAACGCGAGGCTCGTCGCCGTCCTTCGCCGCCGGATAACCTTCCAGTGCCCGCGCTTCATTCGGGGCAAACACGCCGCCCTGCACGCCCTTCACCAGCCCATCCATGCGCTCGGCGAATAGCGAGCGCAGGAGCGCGCGAGTGTCGTACTCGGTGTATTCCCGACCGGCCGCCACGGTGTTCAACCCAACGAAGCTGTCGATGCTGACCTCGATATGATTTATGAGCCAGCCGAGCCCGCTCGCCAGCCATTCGGTCATGACCGCTTCGGCAGAGCGCGCCGTACCGCCCTCGGTAATACCGAGAATGATGCCGGGCACCCCAAACACCGCGGCGACCGTCCTGTCGTTCAGCTTTAATTGCTCGACAATCTGGGCATCTTCGGCGCTGATGCTCATCGGCTGAAATTTGACCCCCATGGTCAGCAACGGGACATTGCCGGCATTCAGCCCGCTTGATTCCCGCTTCCATGCCGCGCGCAAGTCGGCAACTTGTGCGCCGCTTAGATTCATGTCGGAGGTCAGGATACCGCTCGGCCGGCTTTGGTTGGCCGCGAAGGCCGCGGCCCCGGCATTGATGCCGGCGCGCGTCGAGAGCTCGTAAGCGAGCGCCGACAGCCACGTCTCGCCGATCAGCGGATGCCGCGGAGTAGCGAGCTTGATGTGCAGCACATCCCGCGCCGGGATGACCATTGCACGCGTACCGAACACGTTCGGCTCGAGCAACGGATTGGGGCCGATCTCGTAGAAAATCTCGGCGAATGCCTGGCCCCCGATCGGCACCTCGCGCACCCGGCATTGCCGCGGGTCGGTCCAGTGCAGCGCCTCGACCTCGTTGCGCGCGTTGCGCTGCGCCAGCCAGTAGGAATTCCCGTTGAGGAGCAGGCTGCGGATCAAATGGACGAGAAAGTCGCTCGATGTCTGGTAACTATTCGGCGTCCTCAACAATCGTGACAGCGCCGATGTCGTGACGGTTTCGACCCCGCCATCGTCCCGGTCCCGCCGATGGTATCCGGGCAATTGTGCGAGGGCTCGGATATAGGCCCATATGCACGCCTCGACGATCGAGCAGGACGGCATGGACACGGGGTCCATGTCGCTCTGCCAGAAATTCCACGGCACGCTCGAATAGGGCAGAAACCCGCCGTTCACGGTATACGGGCCGGCGTGCCAATTGGCTTCGCCGGCCGGATTCGCCGCCTTTGTCAATGGCTGGACGATGCGCGACAGCGCAGAGGCAAAGCCCATCAGTATTTGCGCGGGCGGCCCGGACCGCGCTTGGGCTTCATATCGGTCGTCTTGTATTCGTCCGACGCCTCGTCCCCGTCGTCCTCGTCGTCGGCTTCGGCCGCAGTTGCCTCCGCGTCCGCCTCCGGTGGAGGTGGCGGGGCTTCCAGAGCCACCCACTCGCCCCAGACGCCACCGTAGCTACGAATCCAGTGAGTGCGGCTCTCTGGATCGTAGCCAAGCTGATAGGTGCCGCCGGCCATCTTGTTGCACTGGACGACAACCCGGCCGGATGCATCCGGCCAGGCGTTTTCAGGCTCAAAGATTTCGTACTCGCTGCCGGTCGGCAGGTTCATCGAATTGAGATCGGTTGGCATTTCACCTCCCTACCAAGTGACCGCAGCGATAGTCTGGACAAAGCCCGTCCGCCGCATTGCCCAAGACACGTAGAGCGAAAGCCTGATCGCTATTGAATCGGTCTGGAACAAGCTTCTTGCGGGTGCAGCGACGGTAGCCGGTGAGCCAGTAGTGCCGATGGCCAGCGGCGTCGTGTCCTCTTCATGCAACGTTGCTTCGTTTGACACCGCAAATCGCGGCGTGTCGCCGGTCGCCGTAGCAAACTCGTTGCAGTCGATGGCAATCACCCGTCCAGCGGCCACGGTCGAGCTCGACTTGACCGTCACGCCGAAGCGCTGGCCGGCCCCGTCTGGGCCATCGAACAGGAAGTCCCCGGTCGTGGTCATGGCAAAATTCATGGAAATTGCCTGTGCCGGATTGACGAGCACGACGATATTTTCCCCGGTCGAGCCAGCGGCCACGAGCGCCGCAACCAGCGCCTTGAGATCGGCAATCATTTTGTCCGTTGCCGTCGTGAGGACCGAAGCCGTAATCGGCGTTACGCCGTTCAGCAATCCGGCCGGACGAACACCCGCACTGGCGGCAACGGCATCGATCAGGAAGCCATCCAGCGCAACACCCGTGTCATTGGACATTGCCTCCCGAATGATGCCCTCGATCGCCGGCGTCGAGTATTGCGCCATCTCCTCGGAGAACGTCGAGATGACCGCCATCTTGTAGGGGTTGAGGGTGATGCTGGAGAACGAAAGCCTCTTGACCGGCTTTGGAGCAGCTTCCGCCACCCAGGCACCGGCCGCCGTCTGCGTCGTCGTTCTCGTCGGAACCTTGATAATCCCAGCACTATTGCTGAATGTGTATTTGGAACCGCGTGCCGAAAGGGTCGGATAAATAAAATCCGGAATCAGCCGATCCAGAAAACCCTGGTTGGCTGTCTGAATTAATTCAGAAGCCCATCCAGCGGTGCCTGTTACAGCCGGATTCACCGCCGCCTTCAGGACGGCCAGGACCTTCTCGTCGTTTTTGTATCTGTCGCGGAGAACGTTCTCCAGCGGCTCGTGCGTGCTCTGCGACGCAAACCATGCGGCAAGCGCCTTGCCGAGATATTCCGGCGCCTCGATTTCCTTGGTCCGCGGCAGTGCAAACGGCCTTCTGTCGGGAACAATCAGCTCGCCGCTCTTCACTTCAGTCGCCGGCTTAGCCTCGCCAACGCTCACGGCAAGCGCCCGCTCCTGGCGTTCGAGGGTTTTAACCGTAGCTTCCGCAGCCGCGATCTCGTCGGGCAGCTCATCGGCGCGGCGAGCCTCATCCTCGGTCTGCTCTTCAATGCCAACGATCTCGGCCAGCCGGTCACGCAAAATGTTGAGATTGTCATGCGCCGCCTTGATGCGGGCCGATAGGGTTCCAGTCGTCATTTTCGATGTCCCCTGATGGGGTGGTGATTTGGCAGGCGTGCCGTGAAGCGCAGCGGTCGCGCCGAGGCCGTGATCCGCGGGCTTGCGGAAAACCTCAGCGAGCACGTCGCGCGGAAAATCCTTGGCCACGGCCAATGCGTTGGCGTTGGCTGGAATGGCGACCAGGCTGCATTCGAGCAGCCTCGACTTGGTATAGCGGAACGGACCGAATAGCTTGTCGGCCCTGTCGTTCAGCGGCTGCTTCTCGCTCGGCTGAAACCCAACCGAGACAGCGCGTAGAATGCCCTGCGCCACCAGCTTGCGGACGGTATCGACGAGCGCCGACGTTCCTTCCGCTGCAAACTTCAGCCGGCCGACGAGCCGGCCACCCTTCACCGCAACATCGTCCCAAGTGCCGATCACCTGGTTGCGGTCATGGTTGAATAACGCAATCGGATTGCTGCGGAATTCCTCGATGTCCCAACCGGCTTGCTCGATCACGTCGCCGGTCCGGTCGACGGAGCCATCGCTCATGACAAACAGATCCAGCGCGCCGTCCGGCGCTGCCGCCGATCGCTGTGCGTAGTGCATTGAAAGCCTCGAGACAAAATGCGAGCCCCGTGTCGCCCGCAGGGAGGGGACGCGCTTAAGGGAGCCCGCTAGTTACCGTATCGCCAAGAAAACCCGCCGCTGACGATTGCTGAAACGTCGATCACCGGTTCGGTCGACGCCTTCATGGTGCCTACCGCCATCACCGCCGCCTGCGCCAAGTCGATACGCCCGTAGGCGCGTGACTTATCGAGCTTGCGCGCCCCAGCCGGGTCGCGCGCTATGACGCAATTCGACATGCACCAGCGCAAGACCGGATGACCGCCGTGCCGTATCCGGCCCTCTGCCGCGAGCACCTCGAACGCCTCGATGGCCGGGCTTATGTCTTTGAAGCCCTGTCCCATCTCGACGAGCGGCAGAATTACGCCGATCTCCGTCAGCTCCTTGCGCAACAACTCAATCCGCCAGCGGTCATAAGCCACCCGCGTCAACGGCATCTTGCCCGCGACCTCGGCCAGCTCGGTCGCTACCCAGGCATAGTCGATTGCCGGCCCCGGCACCGCCTCGATCAGCCCACCCCTCACCCATGCATCGTAGGGTGCCCGATCCCGCAACGTCCGTTCCGCTACCGACGCTGCCGGTGTCCACGCCCGCGGCATCAGATGCACCACGCCGTCATTATCCTCGACGGCAAAAACCGCCGCCGTCAGGTCGAGCCGGGCCGATAAATCGATGCCGCCAAAGACCTGCCGATTCAGATCGGTGAACAGCGACTCGTTGATCGGAGCGTCCCCAAGCGCCCACATTTCCGGAGTGATAAACTGGTCCTGCATATCAGCGGCAATCCGCTGATTGAGCCGCAGATTCCGAAAGGCGCTCTCGAAGCTCGGCATACGCTTCGCCCGCGCTGCCTCATCAAATAGCACCGTCTCGTCAAGGAATATCCCGGCCGCCGGATTGCATGCCCGGATCGTCGCTTCGTCGAATGGATCGGCATCCATCGGGGCCGCCGTCAGATGCACCAAGACATTGGGATCTGTCCCAGTCAGCCCGTCGTCGATGATCTGGCTCAGCGGATGCTCGCTATCGGCCGCCTGCGTCGAGATGATGATCCCCAGCGAACGGGCTCGCTTGCCCTGCGCCGTCGTCAGGTTATCGAGCAACCTCCTATCCTTGGCCTGGGCGAGCTCGTCATAACAAAAGAACGATGGCGATAGCCCATGTCCACGCCGCGAATCCGACGAGAGAGCCTCATAAACTGAGCCTGCCCCGTCGCCCTTCTCAACCTCAAGCAACTTGTGAAAGCGCCGGATATTCACCCGGCCCCGGAACTCGGGAACCGCCTCGATAATCGCCACCATTTCCTCAAAGATGATCGAAGCCTGCGCACGATCGATGGCAGCCGAGTAACACGCTCCCCGCTGTTCGGCCTCCGGCCCCAGCAGATGGCAGAGCGTCAATCCCGCCAGCAGACCCGTCTTGCCGTTGCCCCGAGGCTGGGAAAATACCGCAATGCGAGGCTCCCGCTCCCCATAAACATCTTCAATAAACCGCCGCTGATCAGGCAGCAACGTCATCCGATCGCCTGCCAACCTGCCCTTGGTAATTGGTAAAAATTCTATGAATTCAATAACCTTCTGCGTCCTCGAAAGTCCTTTACTTTCCCAAGGAAGATTAAAAATCGGAAGACGATCGAATTTGTAATCCGCACCAGATTTTGGACCAGCCTTGCCCATTTTGCCAAATTCAACTCATTGGTGAATTAACTATTTTCAAAAGTTGGGGCCGGTATCCCGGGCGGCGGCACTGTGCTTTTTGCACAGCCCCCCCCATGTGCATCTGTCACAGTCCTGTGCATTTGTCACACCCTGTGCGCCCTGCACTATCCTGTGCGCAGTGCACAATACTGTGCGCCATGCACATAGTAAGCCGGCTTTCGGTTCCACGGATGGGCAGCGCCGGTCGGCCGCCCATCGAGGCTGGCGCCCACCGTGCCGAGCGGGCGGAAGCCCTTGCCGTGTCGCCGGTTATGGCAGGCCCAACAGAGAACCCTGAGATTGGTCGGGCTGAGGGCGAGCGTTGGGTTGTCGAGGTATGGCTTGATGTGGTCGACGACGGCTGGATGGCCGGGCACGTTGACGCGCTTGTCACAGCCGATGCATCGGCCGCCTGCACGCTGGATGGCGGCAGCACGTGCTGCCTTCCACTCCCTGGATTGGTAGAACGCGTTGACCAGACCAACGGACATGGTGGCTATGCGTCCTCGTCCTTGGGCTCGGCGTCGGGCTTGGCTGCGATGTGGCCTGCTGCAAGCGCCTTCTTCACGGCACCCTCGTCACCCGTGAAGGCGGTGCCTGCCTGCCACTGCCTACCCTTCTCGTCGGTGAAGGTGGTGGTGACGACGTATTGCTGCTTGCCCTTGTCCTGGCCCTGACCTTGCTGTGCCATTTCGCTGGTTTCCTTGTGTTGCCAAAGGCGTCAAGCCTGGACGGTGCCTGAGGAGGTTGGTCGTAAAGGGAGGGAAACGACCCAAGGATCTGCCCAGGCTCGACTAGATATAGGGCGAGCGGCTGGCTCGGCCCACAGATGTAGGGGATACCCAAATTCCACTATAGGCCTCTCTGTTTGTCGTCAAGTAGTTAGCCGTAGACGACACCCTTGCGACTGGCATGGGCGACCTTGCCGGGGGTGAGCTCACTGACGTTGTCTGTGCCCAACGGTTCGTCGTTTGCCTGGTATGCATGGCGCGATCGGCGCGGTTCCGGCCCGAACCATAGGTCGGCGAGCTTGCCTAGCGCGGCCCGTAGCGTATGGCCCGCATAGCCGATCTGCTTGAGGGTTTCGGCATTGATGATGATGCGCCAGATCATGCGGTAGTCAGGCCCGAGGCATTGCTCGGCTTGCTTGATGGTTTCTTGGGCCACGAGGAGAGCTAGAGCGGGGGTGCGGCTAGCCAGGTTCGGCGATCCGGGCTCACCTCCAAGGGTGCAATGCAGACCGCCGGCGTAGAGGGTTTCGACTGCGGCGAGGTATTTACCGGCTGCCTGCATTTCGCGATCACCGAGATGGTACATGCGCAGCAGGGCGAGGCCATCGATGACGCGTAGCACGCGGTCGGTGCCGGTGTATGGCGATGCGATGTCGACGAGCTCGACGTGCGCCCGCCTCGTTTCACGTGGAACGCGCTTAGGCATTACGGCGCCCCCTATAGGGCATTCTGGTGCCGGTTCCGACCGTTGCGAGGCTGCCGCGTAGTTTGGCTGCGGAAATGGCTGCCGGTGTTACGCCGAGCACTTCGGCCGCGATGGCTGTCGAGGGATATTCGACGCCTCGAATAATGACGGGTTTTTCGTTTCCGTAGAGGCCTTTCGTTTTACGTGGAACGCGCCGCGGCATGGCTAGGCTCCTCCGGGTTAGGTGCTGGCTCGTGATCGGGCGGCCATTGGCTTTCGAACCACCAGCCGTTCTGCTGATGCTCGGGTGACCAGATGCTCTCTCGCTTTTTGACGTTCTGCCAGGCGAGCCACTCGGGCGTGTCTCGTGCGACCCAAACCCGATTCATTTCTTTCTCTTTTTTCTCTTTCTTTAACTCTAACTCTAACTCTTTCGCGCGCGTAACGTCCGTTGAACGTCCGTTGAACGGACGTTGCCCCAGTTTCGTTGATTCTGTTGAGTTTTTTGCCCCTTTTTTTTCACGCTTCAAAAAACTTATTTTTCCAGCGTGTTTTTGTTCTTCGCGCCTTTTTGTTTGCCAAACAATTTCGGCGTGGGTCGAGCGGCTATCAAACCGGCTGTCCTCGGTCTGCTCCAACTTGCCCATCTCCAGCAGATATTCCAGCGCCTCCCAAACTCGTTTTTTGGACAGACCTGTCCTCCGCGACAGCGTGTCGAATGTCTCGCTGACTGCCCCGCCGGTTTCGTAAATGCGCAAAAGCACCGTCACGTAAATGTACGCTTGATGCGGCTGCATCCCCGCCAGGGATCCCAGCAGCGCGGTTGGAAAGCATCGAAACCAAGGTGCCCGGTCATTCGGTAGGCTCATCGCGTCACCAGCAGGTAGACGAGCGCGTGCAGCGACATGGCAGCCACCGCCAGCCATAGCTCGGGCATGTCGAAGAGGGTCATCCTCGCCCGAGCCTCTCGTCGATGTCCTCCATCCGCTCTTCGGCGTAACAATTGCGTTCCCAGTTGGCATACCATTCAAGGTGGTCCGCCAACCGTAACCGGTCTGCTCCGATTTCCTTTTGCCATTGCTGTATGAAAAGGCCGAGCGCATGCCCGAATTTATCGGGCTCCGGCTCCTTGCTCGTTTCGGTATCGAAACTAAAGGAAAAACGGCTCATCGGATGGTGCTCCCCGGCCCCACAGGGTCTCGGAGCGGCCGGGGATCTGGCTCGGCACCTCCCTGCTCACGATGGTTATCGCCGCCCTCCCATTCGCCGCACCAATCCTCGTCCGGGTCTTCAATTTGCGGCCAGTGCGGCGAAAAGCCGTGGCCAACCCAGACGTAGTTTTCGCGGATTTCTTGAGGGCTCATCTCAGCAAGTTCTGGATCGTCCCTGTCGTCGAACTTCATCAGCCAACAGAGTACTTCCGTGAGCCGATAATCGACCGGCAGCGGTGCCCGGCGATGACAGGCCGAACGATCGAAAAATCGGCAAGAACGGCAGCGACGCTTTATCCGCCCGGCGCTCATCGTTTCGGCTCCGAAACGTCGGGGCGCAGCACGTGCCATTCGCGCAGTTGCGCCTCGGCCTCGGCAAAGCCGCGCACGACGGCGTGCGAAATGCCGCGCTCGATGCACATGCCCTGAAATTCGAGTTGGTCCGGAGAAAGCCGGCCCCCGTTGCCGGCTCGCTTCAGTTCCATCCACCGATGCGTGCCGCTCGGCCCGATGAACAGAAAATCGGGAATGCCCCGCTTCAGCCCGAGGCGCTTCAGCAGGGCGCCGGTTGTCTCGGTGCGCATCTCCCCGCTCGGAATCGTGCTCCACCACCAGCCGGGCATGGCGAGCTTGCGCAGCATGTCGGCAATGGCAACATGCGTGGCCATCTCATTGGCAAACCGCTTGCGCTTGGTGCGCGGAAGCTTGTTCGCCTCGAACAGGGCGAGCTGCGCCGGCGACCATGCCACCCGCGCCGGCATCAGCGCACCTCCAGAATGGCGCGGCCGAGCAATTCCGGTATCTGCGGGACTACGGCGTTTCCGAGGGACCGCAGTCGGTCCACCCGAGCGGGTATCCCATGAGCCACTCGACCCACGTTGGGTTCAATGGACCACCAACCTCGTTGCAGAGTTGATAATTCCGGTGCCCCGTACCTGACTTCGCATCCACCACGTTCGGCGTCGGCCATTTGTTGACAGCCGTCGCCAGTCCGTCTCCACTCGTCTTGCTCGCACCCTTGCGATTGTAATTCCCGTTGATTGTCGGTGTCGGCAGCAGCCAGTTGCGCGGCGAACGACCCGCTGAGCGGAGGGCTATCGCCTTCGTGTTGCTCGCCTCCGGGGTTGGCAACAATCCAGACCCTATCCCGTCTGTGAGGGGCACCAACGGCACTCGCCGGTATGCAATGCCATTCCGCATCAAGCCCGATCTCGGCCAGGTCTCCGAGAACGGTGCCCATCCCTCGAGTAAGCAGCGCTGCCACGTTCTCCACGAGCGCGTATCGGGGTCGAACCAAGCGAATGGCTCGAAGCAACTCCCGCCAGAGTCCCGAACGGGCTCCGGCAAGTCCGGCACCGTCACCGGCAAAGCTGATGTCCTGGCAGGGGAAGCCGCCTGTAACCACATCGGCCTCGCCTTCCCTGAACTCTCTCGTAGTGATGTCTTCGGCACACGGGACATCCGGCCAGTGTTTCGCCAGCACGCGCCGGCAGAACGGATCAATCTCGCAGAAGGCGACAGTCTTGAATCCGCCCGTCCGCTCCAGCCCAAGTGAAAGGCCGCCGATGCCGGCGAAGAGGTCAAGCACGCGAAGCCGCGCCGGCATCACCAGCCGGGCTCCCCGTCCTCGGCTATCTCGATCTCGCGATCGGCCAGCCAGTCGAGGATGTCGGCGATGTCATCCATTCTCTGAATCGCCTCGTCGGCTTCGCTCATCGTCATGAAGCCCAAGGCCACTTCCCGCGGCAGTCCCCGCCGCCGATCTTCGGCTTCAAGCTTGGCCAGCCTAGCCAACTCACGACAGCGCTGCGGCGAGACCCGAAGCTCGACCAGCACGTCGCGGCCGGTCATGCGGTCACCGCCGGGCAGCGCGGTGCTGGGGCAGGGTTGCCCGGCGGCTTCACCTGGCCGTCTGGTGCCGGCTCAGGATCGGGCTTGGATGGGGATAGCTGGGCCGCCGCTCGCGTGACCGACGCGGACGCCGGCGGCCCCTCACCCGAGCAAGGGGGCGAAAGCTCGGGCTGGCCTGCAAATGGCCCCGATGGGCGAGATGTTCCAGCGGCGGTCATTGCCGCGGCTTCTCATCGTCGAGCCACGGCGCAATCTTCAGCGCCAACTTCTCCGCAAATCGGGAATTAACCAGCCCGACGCGAATGAGCAGCCGGGCGAGAAACGTCCTCTGACGAGCGACCCAAGAGGTCTTCGAGGCGGGCGAGATGGTTCCTGAGTTCGTTGAGTTCATGCTGCACAGCGCCTCCTCGCCGCTCGTCCAACGCCGCAGCAATCCGCGCCCGCTCGTCGGGATCGATCGACCGCGCCTTGCCGTACCAGATGTCGAACGCCCGCCAGTAAGAGAGCCCCGCCTGCCGCGCCGCGCGGTCTATTGCCGCCTTGATCCGATCGCCGGAAGGCCACGGCTCGGAGAGCTCGCGCAGCATGGCGGCGAGGTCAGTCACGACCGCCGCTCCCAAGGGTTTTGGGAGCGCTCCCAATGAGTTCCTGACACGCCTGTTCCATGCCGCGAACAGTTCCGCTCTTGGCGATGGCCACGGCGAGATCGCCACCACTCAGGCCAGTTATTTTCTCAATGCGCGGCCATAGTTCGCGCGGCGGAAAGCGCTTGCCGTTCTCCCACCGGGAAACGGTGCTTTTATCGACGCCCAGCCGCTCGCTGAGCGCCGTCTTGGTGAGTCCGTGCTGATCACGGAACACCGTAAGCGGATGCTTTTTCATGCATGAATGTTGCCATGACGACAACCGAAGCGCAATGCATCTTGTTGCCGACACGGCAAGCGAGGTTTGTTGGGCCGCAGGCTAGCCTCGCTGCATGGTCAACGTATTCCGATATGAAAGACGGCAGAAGGTTTATGTCCGCGAGTGGCTGCACCACAAAAAATGGACGCAACAGCGGCTGGCGAACGAAATGGGTGTTGATAAGGGCGTCATTTCCCGCTGGCTCAAGGAGCCTTGGCGCCTGAATACGGATGCGATCTCAGCAATCGCCGATGCAATGGGACTGGCCCATGCCGGCCTACTATTCCAGCATCCGGACAGCGTTCCCGACCCCAAGCAAATCCGCGAGCTACGCCAGGTCGCAGAGGCCATCCTAAGAACCACCGAATAAATAGTTGCCATATCGGCTACGATTTCGGTTGACCCTGATGTTGTCGTTATGGCAACATTCTCCCTTGAGCCGGACAACCTGCCAGCGCGGCTCCTGGGAGCGGATAGATCGTGGCCAACGTCGTAAACATCAGCACGCCGCGCAACGTTATGAGCGATGAGGAATTCGACCGCGGGTATGCCGAGCTGCTCCGCATCTACGGCGACAGCGGCAAGGAAGCCCCCATTCGCCGCGAGCAAGAGCTCGCTCGCTACTTCTATTCCAGCGGCTGGACACAGGAACATCTTGCCGAGAGGATCGGTGGATCACCAGCGCATGTTGGGAAGCGAGTCAGGTTTGGTCAGTTTTTGGATTTCTGTTCAGCCGATCAGAAATCGTTTTTGCCCACAAAAACGATAACTGAGTTTGGTTTCCGCACACTCTGGCAACAAACCGACGCGAAGGGCAACGATCGCCAGCGCTTTCAAGCCGTGCTCGACCTCCTCGCCGCCAAGGCAACGCTCGCCGCAAGCCCTAAGGCCAATCCCGCCACCGACCTTGCGAAGGACATCGCCACCAGCAGCTTTGCAGACGGCAAGTGGCATCCTGTCGAGCGTCTCGCCGAGACCTATGGCGAGACGAAAGCGATCGCCGACGCTGCTTTAGACAAAGTCGGCAAGAATAAATCCTACAAGTGCAAGCTCGAAACCAAGCCGGTAGGCAACAGCTATAAGTTCCGCCTGTTCAGGCAACACGAAGCTGTCAGCGTCACCGAGCTTGTCGAAAAACTCCGCCCCCTCGTCAAGGATCTCCTTGAGGAAGGCAAGAAAGGCCCGGCCCGGATTTCCGGAATGACGGTGACCGTACTTGCCAACCGCCTAGGAAAATTTCTCGACGAATGGTGCGAGTAGCCCCGCACTGTTGCGTGCGCCAACATCGCCAGGGCTGTCTCTATCCTTGTCGCACGGAAGACCGAAAATGGAAAAAGAGGAACGTTATTTCGAGTTGATGTCCTCGACCACCATCCCCCTGACCAAGGAACTGGTGGCCGAGTTTGCCAAGATGGAGCCATCACCAACCGAGCGCGGCTTGCACCGCCCCCGGTTGATCGACCTCAAGGAGAAGTTCGACAATGGCCTGACCGTTCCCTTCCTCTGGGCCACGGCCGAATGTAATGGCAAGCAATACCGTATCAATGGCCAGCACAGCGTGACCGTGCTGAAGCAGGCGAACGGCAAATTCCCAGAAGGCGTAACGGTCCACCGCGACCACTATAAATGTGAGACCGAAGACGGACTGATCATGCTGTTCCGCCAGCATGATCCGCGCGGGTCGGGCCGCTCGCCCGGTGATGTGGCCGGCACCTATCAGGGCTTCGAACCGGACCTGATCAACGTTCCAAGGCCACTCGCCAAACAGGCCATCGAGGGCGTCGCTTGGTACCTGAAGGAAGTCGAGGGACTCGCCCCGCGCAAGGGTGACGATCGTTATGGGTACTTCCATAACGACCAGTACCATCCGTTCCTGCATTGGGTGGCCGGGATCTTCTCGGTCAAAACGCCCGAATTGCGCCGAGTGCAAATCCTCTCGGCCATGTTTGGCACGTGGAACGCCAATCAGGAGGAAGCAGAGACCTTCTGGGACGAAGTGGCGCGTGGTGGCGACGCCAGCAGCGAGGATGCGCCGACCAGCAAGCTCGATGCTTGGCTGAAGGCGACCCAGGCCAAGGAAGTGAAGGTTAAGCCCGCACCTTTGTACCAGGGATGTATCTTTGTGTGGAACGCCTACCGGCGTGGCGACACGAGCTTGAGGCAAGTCAAAGCTGATATGTCCAAAGGCTTCCACGACATCGCTGAGTAAGGCTGGCCGCCTGCGGCGCGGCATTCCAGGGAGGGACAGCGCCGCGAAAAGCCTGGGCTCCGGTGCGTATCAGTGTCCGTCGCCGGAGCCCATTTCTGACAATCGAAGGGGTCGAAAATGGACGTATTTCTTGGGTTCGTCGTCATCATAGGTTTTTTCGCGCTCTATCTGTTGCCGAGTATCGTTGCGCGAAAACGCCGTCATCCTAATGAGACAGCCATCGTCGTCTTGAATGTCCTGGCCGGCTGGACGTTCATCGGCTGGGTCGGTGCCTTGGTATGGGCATGCGTTAATCAGCCTGCGGCCGCGGCGATCAACGCATGACCGCTTCGCCTGAACCCGACGCGGAGGAGCTATGCGCCCGCCTGCGCGCGCATCTCGCCGAGGTGCTGCGGCTGCTCGGCCAGCCCCTGCCCGTTGCTCAGTCAAGCCTGCTCAGTTTCGAGCAAGTGAGCAGGACGCGCCGGCAGGCCATGCGGGCGCAGCGCCGCAACAAGCGGCTGGCGGTGTCGCCATGACCTTGCTCGTGAGCGAGGATCTGCTCACCGAGCTCGATGCGCTGCGCAAGCTGATCGAGCGCCTCGACCACGAGATCGAGCGACTGCGTCGGCAATTAGCGCGCACCGAGCAGGCGGCCCGCTGGGCCGTGGGGCCGCGGCCGCGCGACGATGACGACGGCAGCGACTGAGGATGCTGATGAACTGGAGCCAAGTCGACCTGACGACAATCCCGAGCGGGTATAGAGCCATGCTCTTCGCCTATGTCGAGCATGGCCGCGAACCGCCCTCGATCTGGCTGACCGCCATCTTGTGCAACGACCTGCTCGGCGTGCTGGAGCACAGCCCAACGACCCGCGACCGCGGCATCCCCGACGCGATGGAAGTGCTGAACCTGTTGCAGGCGGCGCCGATGGAATGCTGGGGCAGTCGGGAGAAAGTGCATCGCTGGATGAATGGCGGCGGGCTGCGCGGCCAGATCCGTGCGGACGCGAGGCTCCAATGAATTTCCCGATACACGAGTTCGTCGACACTGGTCGGATAGAGACGACCGACTGGCACGGTCCATGTCGCGTATGGCAATCCGATGAAGAGGATTACATTCGGATTTACTACACGAGAATCCCATTGCCCCAGCTTTTCAGCTTTCCGCATGTAAAGCGGTTCAAAGGCACGCTGGCCGATTTCGAGTCGCTTTCGCCCCATCATGACGTCGTCATGATGCAACTTTGCGAAAAGCCTCGCCCAAAGCGAGGTCGTGTCAAATGACCATCGAGACCTACCCCATCACCGATCGCGCCTCCTGGCTGGCCATGCGCCAGCAAGACGTGACAGCGAGCGCCGCGGCCGCCCTGCTCGGTGCGCATCCCTTCATGACCGCCTATTCTTTGTGGGCTGAGAAGACCGGCGCACTCGTGCCGACCGGCGAGATGACGGCGGCAATGGAACGCGGCACCGAACTCGAACCGCTCGCGGTCAAGCGGCTCGCCAAGCTGTGGCCAGACTGCCGCGTCCGGCAACCGAACACCTATTTTAGAGATCCGGAGGCGCGGCTTGGCGCCACCCCCGACTGCTTCGTCCAATGCCCCGGCGACCAACTCGGCGTGGTGCAGATCAAAAGCGTCGAGCCGAGCCTCTTCCGGCAGAACTGGCTGCGCGACGACGGCACGATCGAGCCGCCGATGTATGCGACGATACAGGTCATCATTGAAGCGCATCTGAGCGGCGCCAAACGGGCCGCTGTCGCTGCGCTGGTCATCAGCCACGGCATCGAGCTGCATACGGTCGACGTGCCGATTCACCCCGGCATCATCGAGCGCGTCCGCGCCGAGGTCGCCGCCTTCTGGCGCATGGTTGAAAGTGGGCAGCGGCCCGACCCGGACTACGGCCGCGACGCGGGGCTGATCGAGACGATGTACGCGCCGAGCCAAGAGCAGATCCTCGATCTGTCGCGAGTGAATCACCTGCCCGAACTGCTCGACCAGCGGGCCGAGCTCAGCGACCGCCGCAAGCACGACGAGGCGCGACTGCGCGAGATCAAGGCCGAGCTCCTGACGCTCCTCGGCGAGCATTCGCTGGCGCGGCTTGCCGATGGCCGGATGCTCTCTGCCAAGCGCGTGCAGCGCGCCGCCTACACCGTCGCCGCATCCGAATATATCGATCTCCGTATCAGGAAAGGGCTCGCCACATGACCGAAGCGACCGTCGAGGAGCGCATCAGCGCCCGCATTGACCAGGGTTCCGCCAAGGAAATTGCCGTCCGCGGCGATGCCGGCGGCCTCGCCTTTACCAACGCCGCAGAAATGATGGAATTTGCCAAGATGCTGGCGGTCTCCGGCGAGATGATGCCGAAGCACTTGCGGGGCAAACCGGGCGCGTGCTTGGGAATCGTCATCCAGGCATACGAGTGGAAACTCAGCCCGTATCAGGTCGCGAACAAGTCCTATTTCGTGAACGACAGGGTCGCGTATGAGGCGCAGCTTGTCGCTGCCGTGGCACTCCAGCGCGCGCCCATCAAGGGGCGACCAAAATATGAGTACAAGGGGTCGGGCGATGCCTTGGCGTGTCGGGTGTCGGTCGAGATGACGGAGGGCGGGTCGGTCGATTACGAATCGCCGCCGCTCGGCCAGATTAACCCGAAAAATTCACCGCTTTGGAAGAGCGATCCACGACAGCAATTAGGTTATTACAGCATTCGCGCCCTCTGCCGGCGGCATTTTCCGGACGTGCTGCTCGGCATTTATGCCCGCGACGAGCTCGAAGGCTCGCCGCAGATCGGTCCCGATCGGGCGCGAGACGTGACGCCCGCCCGCCCATCGCTCGCCGAGAAGCTGGACGCCCTGGCCACAATTTCACCTGATGACGAGATCGACGCGGAGACCGGGGAAATACTGTCCTCGATGGCACAGGTAAGCCCGCTGGCGAGCCCTGAGCCTGCGACGGTATCCGACGCCACCCCGAGCGAGGAAGCCGCTCCAGCGGCCCCCAGGGCGAAGCGCGGCGCCAAGCCGGCCGAACCGGAAGAGGGTGTCTGATGCCAGAACGGATTGGCGATGCACCGATCGAGCCAAAGCTCATCGAGCTTCTGAACAGGACGGCGAGCGGCCTGGATAAAATATTCAACGGCGACGCCAAGGGAGCCGACAAGAAGACAGGCTTCCTGCTGCTGGTCTTCCCCTTCGAAGGCCGGGAAGGCCGTTGCAACTATATCTCCAATGCCGCGCGCGAGGACGTGCTGACGCTGCTCAAAGAGCAAGTGGCGCGGTTCGAGGGGCAACCGGAGATGAAGGGGCGTGCATGAAGTGCGCCCTCCCCACCACCGAGCCGGCCAAAGCGGAGGAGGGATTGATGGAGTGGCAGCCGATTGAGACAGCGCCGAAGGACGGAACGTGGGTACTGCTTTGGTGGCCGCATTTGCACCATGCCCCTCAGACTGGGCAATACTCCTATGGCTGGCACTGCCACGTTCCGTCCTTCGCTGATGAAGGCCCTGGCCCGCTTAACTGGATGCCACTTCCAGTCCCACCCACCACCGAGCCGGCCAAAGCGGAGGAGGCGCAGTGAAGGAACCGGTAGACCACATTCTGCGTCCTCGCCTGCCTTGGCGGGAGGAATCGTCCATCACCGAATGCGGCTATGACGGGTCTAAGGTGAGGGCAATAACCCGAGAGGAGTTCTTTCAACGGCTGAAGGATTTCGGCCAACAGCGCACGGCCCTGCTGACATGCATGACGTGTTCCGACACGGCGAGGAGATGGAAGACGTGGGAGGATGATCCGCGTCAGGCTCTCGAAAGAGAAATCACGTGGGAGTGGGGCGGCGGTTATAGAGCCAGGACCGACCGAGGTTTTCGGCTTCGGGATGAGCTTACCGCCATCGCGGCTCTCATCGATGCGCATCATACCGAGTTCGCCAAGATGGTGACGGCAATCGAGCAACGCAGGGAATGGCTGGAGAAGAAAGCGGCGCATAGGAAATGACCACCCGCACCACCGAGCCGGCCAAAGCGGAGGAGGAGCGGTGAGCTACTGTCGTTGGTCAAGTGATGGCTGGCGTAGCGATGTCTACTGCTATGAGGACGTAAAAGGCGGATGGACAACCCATGTTGCCGGCCTCAAGCGCGTTGGGCTCGACACTCTAATACCGATCGATCCAGACCTTTTAGACCTCACGGCCGAAAATGCTACCGAATGGACGATGGCTCACAGCGCCTTCATGAGAGCCCTCGAAAAACTAGAGATGGCTCCAATTGGGCTCCCACACGATGGCGAGACCTTCAGGGACCCTACCTTAGAGGCATTCAAGGCCCGGCTGGTGATGCTGCGTGACGAAGGATACCACGTGCCAGCCGACGTGTTCGAAGCCATTGACGAAGAACTCGCCGCCACCACCGAGCCGGCCAAAGCGGAGGAGGCGTAAGGCGATGCCACGGCTCGTCAGCGAAAAGACCGCTGCCGAACAGCTCGGGCTTGAGCTGGCGACCTTCCGCCATTGGGTGCGGACAAACCGCTTGCCCGGCCCCATTCCGGATTGCGACAAGTATGACATGAAGGCGATCGACGCCGCGCTCGACAGGATCTCCGGCCTCGGCGCCCCGGAGAATGCGCTCGACGCCTGGATCATCCGGAAGAAGACCCGTGCGGGTTAAGCTGAAGGGTGTTGTGAGCATCCGCCGGAAGCTCGCGACCGGCGACATCATTGTCTACCATTACGCCTGGCGAGGCGGCCCGCGGATTGCCGGCGAACCCGGATCGCCGGAGTTCCTGGCATCCTGGCAGGCCGCGCTGAAATCCCGGCGCACGCCCGATCCCGAGCTCTTCAAGGCGCTGATCGAAGCCTACAAGGCCTCGGCCGCCTTCGACAAAATCAGCGACCGTACCCGCGACGACTACCGCAAGCAGCTCGCCCGTATCGAGATAGCCTTCGGCGACCTGCCACTTGCGGCGCTCGACGACCCGCGCGTGACCCGCCAGTTCCTGGCCTGGCGCGATTCGATGCGTGCCAGCCCGCGCCAGGCCGACTACGGCTGGACCGTCCTGATGCGGGTCATATCCTGGGGACGCGACAACGGCCTGACTGCGTATCGGCCGCCCGATCGGGTCGAGCGCCTCTATACCGGCGACAGCGCCGAGATGATCTGGCGGGAGGAGCACATCGCCGTCTTCCTGCCGAAGGCGCCGCAGCCCGTGCAATGGGCGTTGATGCTGGCGATCGAGACCGGCCAGCGCCAGGGCGATCTGCTGCGTCTGCCCTGGAGCGCCTATGACGGCACGTTCATCACGCTGCGCCAGTCGAAGACGGGCCGGCCCGTGACAATCCCGGTGACGAAGCGATTGCGCGCCGTGCTGGACACAATCCCGCGGATCTCACCGGTCATCCTGACGAGCGATGCGAAGCGGCCCTGGCGCCCGAACGCCTTCCGGCAGGCCTGGCAGCGCGCATCGAAGCGGGCGGGTATTACCGGGCTGACGTTTCACGACCTGCGCGGCACCGCGGTGACGCGGCTATCGGAGGCAGGCTGCACGCCGCAGGAGATCGCAACGATCACCGGCCATTCGCTGCGCGATGTCGGCGCCATCCTCGACCGCTATTCAGCGCGGACGACGAAGCTCGCAGTAGCCGCGATCGCCAAGCTGGAACACTCTCGGAAAATGGAGGGATGATGATACCGCCCGAGGTGGAGCAGCTGTGCCAGGCGGAATTGGAGCGGCTGCATCGGGAATTTAATCAGGTTGGTCCTGCTTTCAAACACCTGGTCATCAATGACGCCTTGCGAATTTGTGGCATGTACCACCTGCCGCTGCCTGAGTGGGTTGAGGCTGAGCCGATCCGGAACGCGGTGAAGGCCCGCTTCTCTCCGGAAGCAATAGCGCTGCATCGCGATCGAAAGCTGGCTTATGAGCGCCGCGCGAAAATTCACGAGGCCAAGGCTGCGGGCCTGACGATCAATGAAATCGCCGCACGCTTTGGCGTCTCCCGCGCCCGCGTCTATTCCATTCTTAAGAAGCCGCTCAAAGCCCGAACGGCGAACGAAACGACGACCCAGATGCAAAATGAAATGCGAAACGCGCCTGGGCTAAAGAGCTAAGTGTTTGAGGCCTCGCCCGGAATCGAACCGGGGTGCACGGATTTGCAGTCCGTAAGTTTCGCAACAAAAGCAATGGCTTAGCTACAAACTATTCGGTTTGACCCTAACGGAATCATTGGGTTATTGGCCAGAAAACAAAACGGAATCACGTGATCGGCACGCCCGGCCCGATGATGCGCCAGGTTGGAGCGCCGAGCAGCAACGCCGCGATCATGTAGAGCGCGATCAGCCCGACGATAATCAAGAATGCCCGCTGCACCTGCTGCGGCGGCGCCATGTTGAACAGCGAGAGCATCCACACCGCTAGCGCGCCGATCAGGATCAGGATGCCGACGACGATGGCAATGTTGATGATGCCGAGAATCAGGCCGGCGATGCTCATGGCTTCATTCCTTCCGCGATATGGGGCCGTGATCGCTGCCGCCAGCGATGCACGTTTCGAGAACCGACATGATCTGCGTCCGGCCCTGCGATGCCTGTTCGGTAACCCTCAACATCGCGTAACCAGTCATGGAGATCAGCGCGATGTTGAGGATCACAACGAGCAACATCGCGGGCGAGCCGGTGAAGCCATTGACGACCTTCTCCACCGCCTTGCCGGTCGCCTCGATCATGTGACCGTCACAGTCTCCGGCCCGATTGGCACGGCACCCATATCTCCGTTGGCGCTCTCGATCGTCAGCCAGTAATCCCACGACCCCGGCCTGACCGTATCGGTCCACGTCTCAAGGTGCGCGTCCTCCCGCTTGTAGCGATACCGCGGCCCGCTCACCTCGATGGCATTGGCGAAGCCGGCGCCGCTCACCGCCCGCCAGACGCGGCCGCAGTACATCGGCGGCAATCCGCCAGCGGTCGTATGCACGTCATCGAACGTCCACGAGCAGCTCGCCGAACGCGCCCCGCCGACCACAGCAAAGTCGGTCGGGTCGTTGCATGCCACGCCCGCATCGATGACGTAGTCGGACGGCGGCAGCGGCTTCGGCCGCGTGCCCTCTTCGGTCGTTTCGTCCCAGTCGTAGGCGGCCGGATCGCATGAGCGGATGGCGAGTTGCATCCCTGTGAAGTTTTCGAGGAGCGTCATCCCCGGATCGATCCAGAACGGGCCGCCGTCCACGTCGTCGCCGGTAGTCTCCGACCAGAGCAACGTAATATTCTGCTCGCCGATGACGTGCCCGCCGTAGAAATTGGTCGTGAGGCTGCCGATAAAATCGGGATTATCGTAAGCCGAATAAATCTTGGCGAGCCGGCGCGCCTGCGAAAACGACGGGACGGTCGTCAGGTCGAGCTGATTCCGCAGCACCTTGCCCGCGACATACTCGTCGTCGTCCACCCGCTGCCAGGCGTCGCATTCCTGTTCCGCGTAGCCATGGTCTGGCGAGAGGTATCGAATGTCGGCCTCGTTGTACCTTGTGAAGGCATCCACGCCCGCGCGCGTCTCGGCCTGTAAGATGTGGCCCTTGCTGGCATCGATGGTCACTGCCGGCGCCGTCCACGTGCCGCCGCGGATGCCCCATACGCCCGAGCTCCCGACCTTCACCAGATGCCCATCACAGGCGAGCCGGAGCCGCCCTAGAACGTCGGTGCGGGGTTCGGCGAGGGATACCTGCGTCGCCACCCGATAGCGCTTCTCCGAGGCTCCTATCCAATTCAGCGGAACGAGCTCGTCGCACAGGTCCGCCATGTCCTCGAACGAGGGTAGATCGAAGCGATCGAAGCCGAGCCCGTAGCCATTTTTGTTGGCGGCACACCAATCGAGGATGCATAGCGCCGGGTTATCCGACCACATCCACGTCGTTTCGTCGTCCGGATCCTGGCCGCTGTCGCGCGGGTCATAGACGCGGCGGCCCCTAATCAGTGCTTTGAACGTCGGCTCGCCCTGCGGATATGCCTCGCCAAAATCTTCGCTGTTGGTGCCGTGTGCCCCGATCACCGCGTAGGCAATCCCGCGCAGCCTGTGGTCGGTCGTCCACATATCTGGAAACTGACTCATCAGGAACGCATCGGCCGCCTGCGCGGCCGTCCCGTCATGCGTAAAGATCTGCATCTTATCGACGCCCGCCTGATGAAACGGCCCGTTCGTCACCCAGCCCGAACCATCCGGCACGCAGATGCGATTATCGCCGTACAGGGTTTCCCAATTATCGATTTCGCCCTCTGCGACCGTGATGACCTTGAACAAGCCGGGACTGATGGCACCGACCTGTTTTTTCTTGAAGACACACGGCCCGGAAACAGCCAGGCGCCCATAAACAAACGTTCGCGGCGGGATGGATTGCTGCGTCTCGACCTGGCCGCCAGATGGTTTTGGTGGCTTCGGCTTCGGCATGAGCAGCGAAGCACCAAGCGACAACCCGACGCTGAGCCCGATCTTGCCGATCGAGGCGCCGAGCCCTGCGGTAATGCCGGTCGTGGCCGCGCCCGCTAACGGTGCCGCCGCTAATGCCGAAGTGCCGAAGGCGTTTGCTGCGATCCAGGCAAACGGCAGAGCCAACGCCTGCGGCAATCAAACCTCCCAGGCCGCCACGATGGCCGCCAGCTTTATCTGTCGCTCGATGATGCCGCGCTTGCCCGCCATGAGCACCATTGGCCCGGTCAGCACGCCGCCTGTCAGCCCCTGCGGCGACTCGACGATGACGACATCGCCGCGCATCGGGATCGGCGACCTCTCAATACCTACACCGCCGAGGCACCTATCAAAGTGCGCGATGATGCCGCCGCACCCTTTCAGAATCAGCGAGAGCTCGGCCTCGGTGCTGTAGCGCCCGCGCCATGCCGCAGCCGGATCGACGCCACGCACGAACCACACCCAGTCAGCGCAGAACATCCCGCAGTCCGAATGCCCCCAGCAGAACGACCGTTCGGCCGCCAGCTTTCGGAACTCGGCGAACGTCTCAGCCGGAATCACTGAAGTCCGGCCAATCGCTTCGCTGCCCGTAAACCAGGTCCCCTACGTATTCCAAGCCGCGGTCGCCGGGGAAGAGCTCCTTCTGGTCGGCATGAGACCAGTCTTGATAAGCTGCCGTATTAAGCCCGGTCCATTCGGACTCGCTGCTCAACGACACCGAGGCGGCGCCCGGCCCCTGGATCGAGAAGCCGATCACGTCGAGAAAGCGTCTGTCGAGTTCATAAAAATCGCCGACCGGCGCGAGCGTGCCGTTGTCGAAAAACTGCAAATAGATGACCTGGCTGAGCCCATGCACGCTCGGCATTGTGCGCGCTTCGGTAACGAAAGCCGGATCGACGCCCGACAGCGTCATGGTCAGCCCTGGCGCGGCATCGTCGCCACCGAAGGCGAGCGCGCCGAGCTTCACCAGCTCACCCGTACCAATCCAAGTGTGACCGGCGAGGCTGATCTCCCCGAGCCCCGTCCAATTGCGCGAGGTCGTCGCGTTGAATTCGTTCTGCACAAACAGCGCCGCGTGAACAGTGTGCCCCTCGGCGATTGCCTCGATGACCGAATCGAAGAAGCCAGCCATTCACCACGCCTCGACCAAGGACAGATCAAGCGTGGCGTAGCGCATCACGTCGAGCAGGATCGGCATTGAATCTTCCGTGAGGTTCATCTCACACAGCGCGTCGTCCCAGTGGACGGTATCGCCGATGTCGGCCGCCACCCGCAGCGGCGGCTGGAATGTCATCTGATAGTGCGATCCGCTAACGTGCGTGATGTCGATGGCGATGTAGACCCGGTTGCTGCTGGCGATCCCGAAGTGGCGGCCATGCTCGGGCGCCGGCCCGGTCGTGAGCGTGACATCGATTGTCGTGGCTCGCATGGCCGCCGCTAGCAGCACGTTGCCGGTGCGGCCCTTCTTCGGTTCGAAGATAGGCATAAGAACCGAGTTTGCCTTGCCGCGCAGTTTGGCAATCATTCGGCGGGCGTCGCCGATCTCAGCGGCATTGCGCAGCGGTATGCTCCATTGCGCCCGCTGCCGCGCCGAAAGCGTGAAGATGTTCTGTTCCTGACCGTTCTGTGCCACGCCGCCGCTGCGGCTTGGATTTTCCAGCCACATGCCGCCGGCGATTGGGTCGGGAAAATTCCAGCCGATGGCCGTCATCTAGCGGCCTCCCGGCCGGCGCCGGCTGTGGTCACCCGCCTCGACCACGGCGTCGCGCCCGCCCTGGCGCGCGACGGCGTGCGTAGTTGTAATGAACAAGGGGCTCGGGTCGACCGTCACCCGGTTATGCACGGCGACAGCCTGGCCGCCACGCCCGCCGCCGAGCCCGCCCATGCCGGGCATGCGGATGTTGACAGGGATACGCCGCCCATCCGGCAGCGGCACGTAAGCTTCCGGCCGGCTGCCCTCGCCAAACATCGCGAGCTGCGGCGAGTTGGCGACACCGCCTCCCGCGTAGCGCCGCAGCGGCATCGGTCCACGGCTGGTCATCACGCCGCCGCCAGCAAGGCCGGTGATGGCACCGATAATACCGCCACCGACATCAGGGAAAATGGCGTTGAGCGCGATGTCGAGCAGCCGGTCGGCAACCTTCTGGAGCGCGTTGGCGAGCGCCTCGGCCGGCTTTACCCCGTGTTCCAAATCTTGGATGAAGCCGCCGACCAAATCGCGGTTGAAGGCCATGCTGTCACCGATGGCGTCGGTCTGCTTTTTCATTTCGTCGGTCACTTCACCCGACTTTAAGGCGCGATCAAAAACGAGCTGGTTGCGCTCCTCCTCAAGATCATTCAGCCGCTTGAGCTCTTTCTCCTCTGCCTCCTTCGATTCCTTTGCCGCCTTCTCAGCCGCCTGTTTCTGTTCCTCGATCTGCTTTTCCTTCGCCTTGATCTGCTCCTCCAGAACGTCCCCGGCGGGCGTATCGCCGAGCGCCACGCGCGCCTCGCGCGCCCGCCGCTCCGGATTGGCAGGCAGCGCCATGATGGATGAGGCAATCGCCCCCGTGTCGAGCGTTTTCGCGGCTGTGACAACCGAGCCGGGCAACCGCCCATAATTGTAGGCGACCGAGGTCAGGGCTGCTTGCGCACCGGGCGTCAGTGCCTTGAAGATATCCGGGCCAATCTGCTTCTCGATGATGTGCTGAAACTCGACGATGCGTCGACTCAGGTCGCGCATGGCATCGGCGACATCGACCGTGGACGACGCCGTGACCTTGGAAATTGCATTGACGCCAAACACACCGGTTGGTTTCGTCATCGTGTCGGAGCCAAAGCCGATACGCCAAGCGTTCACGTCCCAATACGCCTTGCTACGGAAGCCCTCCTCCTTGGCGATCAGTCGGGCGGCTTGGTCGACCGAACTCGCCCCCGCCCCACCGGCCCCGC